TACAGCCATTTATCTTTAAGCAAAGTCTTTTGATCTAGCTCTGCACGCTTCAGCTTTAGTTTAGTAATTGAATGCAGTTCTAGATACTTGGCGTGGAGAGATGGTGTCTTACGTGACTCTTCATCTAGGTTGAACTCAGAGATTTCAGAGTCTTCGCGCCACATGGTCAGTATGGCTTCTAAATCTAATTTCATTATATAATCCTATAGGTTACCAAAAGCCTAGCGTTCTACCATTTCCTGCTATGATTGCCACACATGTTACTATATGCAATACTATCCAGAATGTCCTAAAAAGTAACGCTCTGTACACGTCACTCATTTTAATAGGTAGGTCTGTCGGCTCATCTTCATCATGTATTCCGATGGGCATGCCAACAGTCCTAGCCCAGAACACAAGCCATCTTTTTTCTTTAACCACTTATTATACCATATTATTCGAGGAATTCGAACCCCGTAAATGAGAAACTAGCGTCATAAGTTAGATATTCTACGTTTCCTGCAATCGAAGAAAACTGTAATCCGCTTAGTGACGTAGGTGTACATGCCTTGTACAATACTCTTTTAGTCTGATTATTATGACTGCTAAGAATAGAAAGCGAGATATCCGCTTGAGTAGGGATCTCGGGATTGACCTTTCTAGATCTTGGTCCTTCGCCTACAAACTCTTCATTGACGAGCTTTTCCATCCAGTTGTAAAGTTCGATATAACCTTTTAAATCTTCATCAAGAATAAACGTTACAGATAATTCAGAATAGGAAAGCGTATCTCCTGGCATGCTAACGTTTTCGATACGACGAAACGGATTAGCCACTACAGGAAGAGTAACATCTGGATGGTTTACAGACTGTGCAAAGTATTCTAGATTAGGATAGTTCTCACGGTCAATGATTACCCTAAACCCACTAGGCTGTAGATAGTTCTGATTTGATGTCAGTGTTGCCATTGTTTACTCCAAAAAGAAAGGGTGGACCTTTCGATCCACCCTAGTATTTATATAACAGTTATTGTTATCGTTGTAAGCTTAAGTAGCTTAGGAACCCAGAATGTTCGCTACGCGGAAGATTCTGTAGTACTGGTTCGACTTAACAGAGTTAACCAGGTTAGTAGAATCGATTGGGTTTGCAGTTACGAATGGGTTAGCAACCATGCCGTAACGAGTCTTGAAGCCAATCTTAGGCTGGAAAGTGTTCTCACCAACCGCACGAACCATTGTTAATGGAACGTATGGGCAGTAGAATACGCCAGCGTCGTATGCGTTAGCACCCTTGTAGCCAACAGTACAGTAGTCGTTAGCTGCATATGGATCAACGTATACCTTCATCTTGCCGTTCAGTACACCTGCAAAGGTGTTACCGGTGTCGTCAACGTTCAGGTTGGTCGACATAGCAGGAGCGTAGTCAAGCATACCAGCAGCTGCCAGAGCGGAAGCTACGTCAGACGAACAGATGATAAAGTTACCACGTCCACGACGGGTTTCTTTAGCGATCTGGTTAGCGTCTTTTTCAATCTGGAATACCAGACCTTTGAACTTCTCAACGGACCAACGACCATCAGCGTCGAGGTTCAGGTCGAAGTCGGCAGAAGCTAAGCCAGTAGAGGTGAGTGCGCCACCAGACTTAGCTTGGGAGTTAATGGTACGAATAACTTCACGGTTAATTTCTGCCAGTACTTCAGCGGACAGAATGTTAGCCAGTTCAGTTTCTGCGTCCAGACCGTGGATGGCTTTCAGATCTTGTGCCAGTTCCATGGTGTACTCAGCCTTCAGAGCACGTGTCTTAGCAGTTACAGTTTGCTTATCAATGGTGAAACCCATTTCAGCGAATGCTGCCTGACCGGTGTCGCCAAGAAGTTCACCTGCGATGGTGGACATACCGCCAGCAGTGTTGTTGTTAGCAGTAATACGCTCTGCGTCGTGAGCCGAGTCAGCGTCGTTATCAAAGTCAGAGTCAATGATACCGGACGGAGGAGTCGAAGCAGACTGCGAGAACGAAGAGTCGCCGGAGAAACCAGTTACTGGCTCAGCGGTACCCATTGCTTCGTCGTCGGAAGTAGCACCAGCACGTGTAGTCTTATAGCGAGACTTCATAGCGAAGATCAGGCCAGTAGGACCAGACATTGGCTGTACACCACATACGTCGTAAGCAACCATGTTTGGCATAGCACGACGAACGAGCGAAATCAGTACTGGGTCGAACTTACCAAGGTCGGAAGTGTCGGAACCAGCTTCGTTAATGGAACCAAAAGAGGAAGCCATTTGCTCTTCGCGCATAGCCTTTTCTTGGTTTTCCAGAACAGCAGCAGTTACCTGCTTGCGGTAGTGATCAGAAATAGGACCAGCAGTTTCTTCGTTGAGGACTGGTGCCCACTTCTTTACGAGATTATCGTAAGAGATAGGAGCTTGCATTATTGTACACCTTCTTTCTTATTATTGTGGTTTGTGTGTTTGCTTAAGTGCGCTAACGTACATAGCCATAGGACCGGTAACTTCCTGCTCTTCAGCAGCTTCGTCAACAGATTCTTCAGCTACAGTTACTTTTTTCTTGGTGAAGTAAGATTCTTTGATGGTAGCTACCTTCTTAGCGAAAGTTTCTTCATCATCGAAATCAAGGTCTTCAGCCAGGGACTTCAACTTCTCTACCTGAGTTTCAGCGAGGTCACGAGAGTGTTCACGGATGATAGCATCACGCTTAAGCTCTTCGAGCTGCTGAGCCTGCTTGATAGAAGCTTCAGTGGTTTCGTTAAGTCTTGCTTCAAGATCACTAACTTGCTCAGAGAGATCATCGACGAGGTCGACCTTCGACTCTGGAACTTCAACGTAGGATTCAGTGAAGAGATCCTTAAGGCCTTTCATAAAGCCTTCTGCAATTTCAGTACGGAGACCGTTCTCAATTGCTACTTTGTTCTCTTCCATGAACTTTTCTACGACGTAGTTCAGGTAGCCGTCGATCTGCTCAACCATCTCTTCACGAGTGGTCTTCAGCTCTTCGTCATGTTCTTCCTGAAGCTCAGATTCAATGCGTGCAACTTCTTCAGAAACCTTAGACTTAATAGCAGCTTCAAAGATAACTGCTGCCTTGTCTTTGAATCCTTCAGAGAGAGTTTCTTCAGACTCGACGAGAGCGCCAAGATCAGCAGAGAAATCAACCTCTACAGATTCCATCTTCTTGCTCTTTTTGCCATGGTCCATTTCGGCCATGTCATCGTCTTCCTTATCAGGATGAGCCATAGCATTCATCATTTTATCGTAAGCAGCCATAAGGTCTGCTTTCTTCATACCGTTCATTTTACCGTACATCGCATTGATCATGCCAGCTTTAGTCTTAGGCATTGGAACTTGTGTAGTAGCTCCTGCTGCTTTTGCTACGGAATCAACCGAAGCTTTCTCAGCATCTTTTGCCTCAGAGACTTCTTCTGCATCATCTTCTGCTGCGTCTTCGGCCGGAGCTTCTTCTTCCTCTTCAGGATCAGGATCCACGACCATTTCTTCAACAGATTCGATGTCTTCATAAAGTTCTTTATCGGACATGTTTATCTCCTGTTAAAAATTTAATCTAGAGAGGAAATTCTTAAACTCCCGCATCTCAACCGCAGAGCGATCAGACTTAGAAGCATTCTTAATTTCAGTCTCAATTTTTTCAATTTCTTGAGGTTCCAAGACACCGTTATTCCAAATCCACTCAACACCTTCCATAATCCCATTAACAAATGCAGATGGTGCAGATGGATCCTGAACGATATCTACGGTGTTCATGACATAGTCTTCCTTGACCATGTTAATTCCACCCCTGTTCTCAAGAGTTCCCATACCACGAGTTGAAACACCTAGCTTAACTCCACCGTCTAACAAACCTTTCACAATTTGACCATTCGGTGTATCAAGAATAAGTGCCTTTCCCATCACATCGTTACCGTTCCACTTGAGTTCGGTGATGCGGTGAGATACTTTATCTAAGTTAATGATAGGACCTGCAGGGTGATTCAGTTCACCTACTGCACGCTGGGTTTGTACCTGTTCCTTATCATACTTAGAAACTGCTGATTCCAAAATTGCTTTTGGATAAATTCTTCCATTGCGGTTCTTTTGTTCTGCTTGAGCAAAGATACCTTCAATGACATAGCTCTTGCTGCCATCCTCTTTGGATTCAACAATGTATTCTACTTCTTCTGTATGTTCAGTAATCAGTTTCATTTGAAGTATCCACCTGTACCTGCTCTTTTACCGCCAATATTTTTAGTTCCCATTCCAGCAGAGCCTTTAGACTTGCTCATCAATTGAACAAAGTTACGAGCAGACTTCATTGCATCCCGCTCATTGTCCTCTGTGTCTACAGTCTGATTATCATACATAATATTAAATTTATTATCTTTTTTGGTAATCATGACTTCACCCGCTTTGGACTGCAAGACCTTAACCATCTTGTGTCCTTTTGGAATGATGTTGAGACTAAACTCTTTAAACGTCTTCATCTGTCTCTACTTCTTCCTCGGACTTTTCTTCTGGCTGTTCTTCAGCTTCATTATCCAGATCTACGTCTTCTTCATCAGGATCAATGCCATTGTATACTTGATTTGCAATCACCGCCTTATGAGATTCAAGACGGTCAGCAAGACGAGCATTGATCATATCTGCGAATTGCTTCCCAGCATCTGAAAAATTCTTATTCGTAACGTTATTCAAAAAATTATCAATATCTTCAGCCATTGTAAAGTCCTTATAATTATTTCGTGATTTTATTTATAATAATTTTGTAAACCAATTAAACATTAAAATTTAGGAGTTATATGAGTTTAGCTATTTATCTAAACAATGTTAAAAGTACGTCAAAGCTTTTAACTCAAGAAAAAGAAATTGAATTGGCAAAAAGAATTGAAAAAGGAGACAAAAGAGCAAAAGATAAAATGGTTGAAG